CGAGTCAACTCATCAAGATTTCTTTTAGCAAACTCCGTCAACCCTCTTTCATAAACGCCAGAACGCACGCCGGGACCAGCAAGTCCACGGCGTGTAAAACCACCAATCACACGTGGAGCCTGCTGTTCGTATCCCTGCTGAATATCAAATCTCTTACGGGCACCACGTTGCTGGGCAAGAAAACGAGCATAGGCGTTCTTGGCTGTGGAGGCGTCATATTGCCCCCTAGCAGCCGATTTTTGCCCTTCATAGTTAAACCAGTCAATATTGCTCATTTATTCTCCCTAGAAATAGGCTTAATCGTTACTTTCCATACAGTCTGTCTAAATGCCCAGAATGCCTGTCATGAATCTGCGGAACCAACTCTTGAATCAACCCATTACGTTGACGCTGGGCAGTCATGTGCCCGATATGCTGTTTATACAGCATTTCTGGAATATGAAACATTTTCGTGTTTAACGCAGTTCTAACAACCAAGTCGTAATCATCTGCGATAACTAAAGAAACATCATGCCCGTTGATTTCACGATATGTTAAAGCTTTCCAAGCACGAACATGATTTGGAGCGGACACAATATGGGACAATGTGGTACGGTTTATTTCTGGGGCAGACATTACCCAAACTCCGTATTGTTCACTCCAGTAGTCAGAGCCATACCCAAACGCCCAACCTTCAGGGTAGCGACCCGATGTTCCATCTGGGAAAATTTCGCACCAATCTGAATATACAAAGCCCACATCTGGATTGTTGTCAAAAGCATCATTGATTTTTTGCAAACAATCAGGTGTTAATTCATCGTCGTGGTCTAGTTCAACAAGAACATGTCCATGCCCTAACATGAAGGCATTGTGTTTTACTAAACCAATGTTTCCATTGCTAGGAACGTGTGGCTTAAAAAGCCTCACGTTATATCGTTCATCAGAACAAAAACCGTAAACCTGATTCCAGACCTTATCGGTTGTGGAATCATCATAAACAACCCATTCCCAATCTGTATATGTTTGGGCTTTTAATGATGCCCACGTCCTCGCTAGGATGTGGGGTGGGGTGTTGTATGTCGTGGTAACAACAGAAATCATTTATTCATGCCAAAAATCTGTATGTTGCCAGAAAAAGTCCCTGCGGATGGATAAAACTTTATTCCATCAAAAGAAGTATCAACTGTATGCCTTATCCCTCTGTAACCCAACATATCTGGGAAAGCATTATAGTTGTGGTTTTGGGAAAGTATGTGAGTGGTCGTATTGTTTTTGGGCTGAAAAACATCCACAACAAAAGGAGCGTATGTGCTTGTTGTGCTATTCCCAACATTAAAGTGTGTCTGCCCACTACTAAGGCTAGCAGCAACAGTTGTTGAATAAGCGTTTAATTCTTGAATAGTGTAATTGCTTGCTGTTGCAGTTCCACTAACACAAAATTGCCCTCTTATTGGAATCTGTGAATTGCTAGTTAATAGAAACATTCTAATTTGGTAAAAATCAAAATCGTCCGTAAAACAACCATTGATTACAACTTCTGATGCTGTTGTAAGTGTTATGTTGCCGTTGCTGATTGAAGCACCACTACCAGAAATACTCGTTGGGGTTATTTTGACCATCCCAGATTTACCAGACCTGCCTGTTGATGGGTCAACCCACGCACTGTTATTCCACACCAACACACGGTCAGTGTCAGTCTCATAAATCACCTGACCCTCATACGGTGACGCAGGACGAGTAGACGAGGTACAAACACCAGCCTGACTGATACGACTATTCGGAAGATAATTACTAAGAGCCATTGTTATACCTACTGGTTGTATCCGTAAATTAAAATTGTTCCAGTGAATGTTCCGCTTGTAACAAGAACACGCAAACTTTCATAACTAGTAGCAGTTGTATGTGTACCGTTATAAACATAGTTTGAAATGTTGGTATAGTTAGCGTCATTACGGCTATTCAATGCACTGTATGTTGTTGGTTCGGCAAGTTTAGGACCAAAAATATCTATTGAGGTCATTTGCCAAAAAGCACCGTTGCTGTTTGCACCAATTTGTGCTTGTGTTTGGGCTGTTGACCTACCAACTGTTACGCCAAATCCTAAATATGCTTGAATTTCTGAATAGTTATAGTTTGTTGCTGCATTGGTAGACCCTGTTCGCATCTGCATAAAAAAACTATTTGTTGTGCTTGTTTGATAACGAATTAAAACACGATAAAAATCAAAATCGCTTGTAAAACAGTTATCCATAATTGCTTCTGATGCTGCAGTTGCCGTTACTTTCCCACCACTTATGCTTACACCGCTACCCGAAACTGTTGGTCTCATCAAAACTAGACCAGCATCTCCTGATTGTGCTAAACCAATCCATGCAGCGTTGTTCCACACCAAAGTACGGTTCGTATCAGTCTCATAAATGACTTGACCCTCATACGGTGTGGTGGGGCGTGTGCTGCTAGTGCAGATTCCTGGGCGTAGGTTGCTGGCGACGTTCGAGATACCCATTGTTATGCCTTGATGATGTAGTTAAGAACCATTGTTGGCTGCACGTTGTTATGCGCGCCACCGCCACCCGTGTTTTGGTTTGTAGCGGTCTCACTCGTTGTCGCGTTGGTCCCGCCACCAGTAGTCCCATCGCCACCAGACAATGTGTCTGCTGTGAAGTGCCACTGTCCATTATTGGATGCCAGATTGGAAATAGGTTTATAGCCATGACTATGCGCATTTTGTGTGTGCGTGTGGCTAGGCATTTCACTCGTCGTCAACGTATGAGTTTGCGCGCCACCAACCTCACCAACAGCGTCACCACCACCAGTAATCGTTGTGCTGGTCAAACGACTCGCAGCCGTTCCACCCATGTTGTCCACACCAGCAACAACACGACCACGCAAATCAGGTAAAGCAAACGTAGTCGAACCATCACCCGAACCATACGTCGTCCCCAACACAGCAAACAACTCGCCATACTGTGAACGGCTCACATTCTGCCCAAAACACAACAACCAACCAGCAGGAGCCGAAGCCCCCGCAAACGGCATCACAGCACCAGCAGGGACAGCACCAACAGAGCCACCTAAACCAGAACTAATACCCATCAGACTTCCTTCTCCCAACCAACAATCGTCACATTCACACCACTACGGTCAGCGTAACCTTGGAAAGTTTCGGCAGCATCCACCACCAACGCAGTATCAAACACCACCGTGTCATCCTTGGCAATCGGCAACGCGCTGAACACGCGGTTCGCAGCAGTAGCAGCAGTACCAATAGCAAAATACACCAACGCCTCAACACCACTTGTGTTAGTAAAAACTATCTGCTTAGTAGTCCACTGACGAGAAGCAGGAACAGTTGCAATTGTTCCGTTAGATGTACCTAAAACACTAGGTCCAGCCAATCTTTTCTCGCTTCTATCTCCAATAGCCATATTAAACTCCTACATCCATAGTTATAAGCGGTGTAAATTTTGTGTCGTTCATGGGGTCTGTTGATGCAGTAGTGTTTACCCACTGGCTTGTTCCAGCGTTATACACCAATGCTTGCCCGGTTACTGGGCTTGTAATAGTTACATCAGTTAAACCGTCAAGTGTTTGCGAACCCTGCGGTCCCACATCCCCCTGCGGTCCCTGAGGTCCCTGTGTTCCTTGCGGTCCCTGAGACCCTTGTGAGCCTGTTGCACCTTGTGGACCAGTCGCACCCTGTGGACCAATATTCCCCTGTGGACCTTGTGAACCCTGTGCACCTTGCGGTCCTTGCGGTCCCGTAGAACCTTGTGGTCCAGTATCGCCTTGTGGTCCCTGAGGACCCGTCGCTCCCTGCGCTCCTGTGGCTCCCTGAGGTCCCTGAGAGCCTTGTGCGCCCACATCACCCTGAGGTCCTTGAGAACCTTGTGGTCCCTGAGCGCCAGTGTTGCCTTGGGGACCCTGAGAACCAGTAGCACCTTGAGGACCCTGACTGCCTTGTGCACCCTGCGGACCAGTTGCTCCTTGTGGACCAACATCACCTTGTGGTCCTTGACTTCCTGTAGCACCCTGACTACCTTGTGGTCCCTGAGCCCCCTGTGGTCCCACATCACCTTGGGGACCGGTCGCACCTTGAGTTCCAGTTGCTCCCTGTGCGCCTGTAGCTCCTTGTGAGCCCTGTGGACCTACATCGCCTTGTGGACCCTGAGCCCCTTGGGAACCAGTAGCACCCTGCGCTCCTGTTGCACCTTGTGCACCAGTCGCCCCTTGAGTCCCCTGAGGACCCTGAACACCCTGTGGTCCTTGTGTACCCTGAGTCCCCTGTGGACCCTGAACACCCTGTGGTCCTTGCGGACCTGTTTGACCCTGAACGCCAGTCGCACCCTGTGCGCCTTGCGCACCCTGAGCACCCTGAACACCAGAAGAATAAGGCAAACTATTCCAAGCAGTTGCGCCATCACCAACTTTAAACTTGCTTGTGTCTGTTTCCCAACCCGGCTCACCAACAGCAAGCACAGGATTAACAGACGTCCACGCCGAAGCAATTCCTCTACGATATTGAATCTGTATAGCCATTACACACCACCCGCATCAATTGGATTAATGCCACCATAAATAGAATCAGGCGCTCCGCCATCAAGATTCAAAGTTGAATAGCCACCCGGTCCCTGTGGACCGGTGGCACCAGTAGCGCCCTGAGGACCAGCAGCAAGCACAAGATTTAATGTTTGATTGGGGAACGTTCCAGTAATTGAAGCACTTGGGGTTGTGCTTGACGTAACAGAACCAATAGTCAAATCATAATAGTTTGATGTAATTGTTTCATTTACAACTTTTAAATGCTCTTTTAATGACGTAAAAATGTGCTGCAGTGTTCGGGCATCAGTAGAACGCAGCGCACCCAAAAGGGGCGCTGTCCAAACACTTTCAGGAGGATTGTTACGTGGTGTTTCTGACATTAAAACTTAATGATGTAGTTAAGGACGATATATGGTTGAAGGTTATTGTGGGCTCCACCATCGCCAGTGTTGTTGACGCTGACACCGTGGTTGTGGTTTTCAACTGAACTTACAGAGTGAGCATGGCTACCATCACCGTATGCACCGTTGACAGTTGATGTGTCATCGTTGGCAGTGCTTGGTGAACTTGATTTTGCAATTCTTGAACCATCATGGCTGTGCGCAGCACTTCCAGTGTATGTTCTTGTTGGAATGGTGTGTGCGTGAGCACCTCCATCAACCGTGTGGCTGTGTGCACCAGCATCAGACTGGTTAACGGTGTGACCGTGGTTTGGCATTTCTGCGCTTGTCAATGTGTGTGTTTTTGCACCACCGGTTTCACCCAAAACATCAAACTCAGTTTGGCTAGCATCACGACCAACAGGCACACGCCCTTGAAGATTGGGCAAACGAAAGTGGGTAGAACCAGCACTACCAGACCCATTTGTGTTTGCTCCGTATGGGAAAACCGTTCCATTGACAGTTAAAACATTATACAAACTTTGATATGTTGTAATAGACAGTTCAGTTCCCGTGCACAAAAGCCATCCAGAAGGAGCACTAGAGCCACCATATTGAAGAATTGAACCAACAGGTGATAGCAGGTTTAAAACACCAGAATCAAGCTTTGCTTGTGTAATAGCACCATCGTTGATTGCCGAAGTTCCAGCCTTTACAGAACCGTCAGCCTGTACAAGTGCTGTTTCAACAAAAGTTTTAACAGCAGAAAAGTTCGCATTAACCTCTGTAGCGTTTGCTGCAGTGCCGTTAGAAAATGTATTTGGAATATTCAAAGTAGCCATTATATGCTTACCCTTCTTGGACTGTATTTAAATGTACAACTGTTGATTCCCCACGGCAAACCAGTAGGACCAACAAACTCAACCTGAACGCTGCGAGCAAGACCCATATTGCGTCCACGAATCAACTGAGAACCACGATTAGGTGCGCCCCAATATGCCGTACCCCATAAAGAAGTACCCCATAGCATCCCACTTAATGTTTGTGGAATGTCTATTGTGTAAGAACGTATTTCTGTTCCGTCAGCTTCTTCATAATCACGATATACGTTAACTTGCATCTCACCACCCTGTGCAGTTTGTTTGGTGATAATATCTGGACGACGAAACATTTTTTTTTGACTATAACTACCAGCATCAATCCATCGTGTTCTGTATTTAGTTGTAAACGCAACTTCGGTTCCAGTAATGTTGTCTTTGATTTGGTCATACAAATCAACATTCAAAACCCGTTTTTCAACGGGATGAACACCCAAACCATACACAACACCGGCACTATCAACAAAAGTGCAACCACCAGAAAAACCATAACCATCTGCCGTTTGATGCTGAATCCAAGCACCACGCTGACCAATAGACGGGTCATATACAAAAGAAACCAACGGCTGTGTAGCCGTTGTTGTTTCACTGTAAGGCATCGACAACCAAATACGTTCATTGATATAATTAACAAAAATTTTTGAAACAGCAGAAGTGTTCAAAAAATCCAAATCATACATTGGCTTAAGAGGCTCAAAAACATCAATAATGCTTTCACCATTGTAATACATCAAACCATCTGGATGTGAATAAAAATACACACCACGTTCTGTTTGAGCAATAGCTTGCTGTCCGTGAGCGCCTACAATGCGAGAAATCTCAACAACTTGAAAAGTATCCGAATCATAACCAAATATAGCGAACACAGCATTCGGTTTAAAAACAACCAAATGTCCAGCGACTGTGGCTAGACCAGTTATTTTTTCTCCGCCATCTTCAATATCAATACGGTCAGTTTCTGCCCAGTTTTCTGGGCTGTTCGGATGAGACCAACGAATCCTGTTGGGATAGTTAACTGAATCTTCACGTGTGTTGGCAACAAAAACTTTTCCAGCATGTGTAATCGCATGATTTGCTCTTGGAAAATAACCTCCAACAGGAGAAGAATAGTTGCTTTGCCAAGTAGGACCATTGGCTGTAAGCGCAGTTTCTGTTGTTCCATTCCATTTAACAGAATCAGTCGTTGTGCCCGTTGTAAAGTAAAGCGTCGTGCCCCAAGGCGCAAAAGATGCGCCATCGGGGCTACTAACACCAGCACTTAACGCAGTGAAATTGCTTCCCGTAGAATAATAAACACTTCCATTTGTAGACGAAGCAAAACCAGTCGTCAGCATTGCATAGTTTGTTGTTCCGTCAAAAGAAAAAATCTTTTTAGGAACCCAGTTGCCTGTTATTCCTGTAGTTGTAGAATTTATTCGTTGCATTGCGCCACGAGAAAACACTCCACCACGTGGGTCAATCTCAACATTCAACATTCTAGGCGATTCGTTGGGTGCAAGCTGAAACTGGTCGGCACGAAGATTGAGCCCACCAGTAAAATCATCTTGACGAATTAAACGAATATTGCTTGCCACTAAAGAGTCCTTCCAAGTGATTCAAGCCAAAACTTTTCAGAAAAACGAACAAGTCCTTTGGACATAACCATTGGACGATGAGAGTTTGGTTTCATAATTTCACGACGAGCCAAAGACACAGCCTCATCAAATGACTGCTTATACATAGCAGACATTTCGTTATCCTCTAAACGCTTGTAAGACTGAGAGATGGCATAATACGCCATAGCAAGGTGAAAGCGTTCATCGCAGTCAATTTCGGCAGCGCCGTCATTAACCCACAAATATGATGGCTTACGATACCCACGAACAGTAATAGGATAAACAGCATCAGGCTTGGGATAGAGATTGATAATGTCTCCCCAC